TGGAGTAATATCATAAATACTAGATCCAGAACTTACATATACTTTTTGATTAGTGCCAATACCGATAAGCTTATTACCGTCAGTAGTAGACCAAGTAACAATAGATCTTGCAGCGCCTACATAAGGTTCAATGGTTCTTACAGTCCAGCCACCGTATTTTTCAGGAAAGCCAGAACGGAAGCGAACTTTATCCATCTCATACCAACCGCCTTCTGAGGCATAATCAGTTTGATCTCGATTAATTCCTGGTTTAAAAACTAGTTTACTTAATGGCATTATTTACCTTCAAAGAGTGCTTTTTCATCTAGTCTACGAGTTTGCAGACCTTTAAGTATTTTACCACCGGCACGACAATATTTTACTAACGATTCCATAGCCGCCTTTTTATCTCCGCGAAGAAGCGCTTGACGGAGTGTTGATCGTTGAAATGTACCCAAGCCAAGATTAAAGGCAAAAGATACAAGGCAATCAAATTCACATTGTCGAAGAGGCACGTTAGGTAACATCTTAGATATTCCCAGCTCGAAGCGACGTAAGTCGGATTTAAGAATTCCATCTATTTCTTCCTGCGTAAAAGTTCTGTTATAAGAATCAGGCAACAATTTACCATCCCCGATAAGGTGACCCACGCCAACAGTCCACAAGTTTGCAGGGCAACGATAGGGACGACTACGCACACCTTCATAATGTTTAATAAGAGCGATGCCAGCTTTTGATACATTCACTTATTTCTTTTCCCAAGTTCTAGCGCCAAAGTAAAATCCAATAATAGAGCCTACAATAGCCATCTCATCAGATGAAAATATAACATCCATAGCATCACGACTAAACCCTACAGTTTTTACAGCCCAAATAAACCCAGCTATATCTACAAATAGTAATAACCCTACAAAAGTGAAAGCAACAATAGGACGGACACTTGCGTTAAGAGTTCTAACCCAGGGTGCTGCATCGTGTACCAGTTTTGCATCATGTTCATAAAGCGCTTGTCTTTCTTGTGCAAATGTTTCTGCATAAGTACCCTCCAATTCAATAGCTGCTATTTTTTCTTGAGATTGAAAACCTTTTTGAGCCATAAGTAAGGTTTGCTCGTTTTGTAATCTTGCCATTTCACGTTCATGAGATTGATCTCCTTTTTGTTGAAAGAATCCTAATATGCTAGGTAAACCCGCGGTTGCAAAACCTAATATGGAACTTAGTATACTAAACATTATTTATATCCTTTTGTTTTTTCATGTTCTTCTAATAGCCTTACACGGATAGATAGTTCTGCTATTTGCATCTTTAATTCTTCTTTCATTTTAGCTCTATTCTCTGCTGATATTGGGCTGTCAGTTGGCACACCCTGTTCTGTAATAAGTATAGGCATTTTAGATTTGATGTTAATTAAGTCCGCCTGAATAGCAGTCATTGAAGTAAGTAACCAAGCAATAGCCGAGACTATGACTGGGAACAACATTGAGGTTATTTTTTCCATATTCATATTAATCCCTAGTTAAACATAAAGAAGAAGTTACTAGCAGCTGATGCGGGCACACTACCCCACGTTAATATGATAGCACCTTGCATACCTGCAACGCTTGCGCCTGAAGCACCTGACCCGGAACCATTTCCTGCACCACCTGCACCACCACCGTATGATCCTGGTGTACCTCCTGGGCTGGTAGTTCCTCCACCCCCGCCACTACCACCGCCAGTACCAAGTGATAGCGCAGAAATAATATCTATCCCCGTACCACCATTACCACCAGTACCAGTTTGAAATGTGCCACCACCGCCTCCACCATTTGTTCCAGCAGCTCCAGATGCTCCACCACCAGTACCTGCACTATTATTACCTCCTGCTCCCCCTGCTATACCAGTTCCATTACTACCAGCAGAACCTCCACCATTGCCCCCGCCGCCCCCGCCACCAGAAAGAACAGAACTTGCAGTTGAAAAACCATTTCCTCCATTACCACCATTGCCGTTAGGTCCCGCAGAGCCTCCTCCGCCACCAGCAGCCTGAGTAGTAGATGCTGTAGTTCCTGTAGTTCCATTACCACCTGTACCACCTGTGTAATTTGTAGATCCTCCAGTACCAGTACCACCAGCGCCGCCTGTTGATGTTTGACCTGATAGTATTTGAGATGCACCACCTACTCCACCAGTAGCAGACGCAGTGAAAGTTGTAAATGTTGGAGATAAAGCTATAACAAATCCGCGGCCGGTGGCACTACTTGATGGAGTTGAAGTTGGTGCTTGATATGTCCCTGCCGCTGTGCGTACTAAATCAAATATTGCTGCTGATGGGCCTGTTGCATCACTGTCAGAAGCTCTTGGGGTATAAGTTCCAGGTGTTGTAAATGTTATAGATGCGGTAGTGGAGCCCGCTAAATAAATTAATCTGCTATTAGGATAAGCTATATTAATTGATGCTGGTGTAATAGGTGTAGCTGCTGTTTGAGTTGCTAAACCAGAGGTATCGAATGTAGCATTAGTATAAGCAATTATAAAAGCATTAGCAGTAGCAGAAAAAAGGCCAGTTACTGTATAACTTGCTGGTTCACTTGCAGCCACCTTGTAAAATACTGCCATACCGTTTGCACCAGTTGTGCCTAGATTCCATCCTGTAGGTGAAGGGAGACTCCAAATTTGGCTAGTAGTACTACTAGTTAATATCATTACCATCAAGTTACCATTAGATACTGATGGAACTGTTACAGTTATAGTTGTAGCGGCTGTATTTTGTACTGATGTTGCCGATGAAACGTAAGCTATAGTATTTTGTGTACCCTGCCATGCTGTTGTGCCACCATCCCCTGCAGATGAGGAGATCCCAGTTGACGACCCTGCAGTGCCACCATCGCCAATAGAATAAAGAATAGATTGTCCTGAGGTATATGATTGGTTATTTAGTTGAGCATAGCCTCCACCTCCACCTCCGCCCCCTGCAGCTTTAGTAGTACTTGCAGCTGACGAACCTCCCCCACCACCACCTCCGCCAATAATATGAATTGTATTACTAGCACTATTCCATGAAGCTGGAACTGTGTATGTTCCGTTTGAGGTCAATAAAGAATAATAAGATGCCCCTACCCCTGCAGTCCAACCAGTTGAATTACCCTCTATATATCCATTAGTTATAGTACCATTAGATGTAGTTAAACTAATATCTTGCACTACCGTATAAGCTAAAGACGCTGTATTAGTTAAAGATAAAGTAGCTTGAGTTCCTGCAGTTGATGAGCTAAGTGTTAATAAGTTTCCGGATGAGCCTTGTGCTGACCATGTAGCTGCTGTAGTTGTTGTGCTTGCTGGAAGTATTATTGAATAAGCGACAGTTTTGGAACTTGATATTGTATTAAAAGTATTAGCGCCAGTAATAGTTAGCGGCGTTGATCCAGTAGCGCCAGATAAAGATAAGTTATAGTAGGTTTTTCCGTTTCCAGCAAAAGTTGTAGCTGTAGCTGTTGTAGTTGATAAAGCAATCGTTGACGTACCTGGAGTAATTGTACATACATTGCCCGCTGACCATACTGTTCCTGTTCCAGATAGTGTCCATGTACCAGAACCCATGGTTACAAAGACGGTTGCTCCAGTTGAAATTGATACAGATGTTGCGTTTATGTTTTGATTATTTGCATTAATTGTTCCTGTTGTAACTGAAATTGCTCCGTTTATAATTGCGTCATCTGCTAAAGATACGGTTCCGCCCGACCCACTTTTTGTAATTGGATTAATTGTTTTGCCAGCGCTTGTAATATTTTGCGTTCCAGATGTTGCAGTAAATGATATAACCCCTGAAGATGGTGTACAAGTCATGCCAGATACTAAAGTTAAATCGCCTGTAGTAATACTCATGGCTGTTGAACCAGCATTCCAAGTTCCTGTAAATCCAGTGAAGTTAAGAGATGCCATTGATCCAGTAACTGTAATTATATCCGTACCAGCAGTACCAAATGAAAATTGGTTACCTGATCCAGATCCTACAGTAAATGGTACTGTGAATGCGCCAAATGTAAATGTTCTAGTACCTGTTGATCCTGAATAATTTGAAACAATTTTTGCTGTACCTGAGTAGGTAAAGTTAGCAGCAGTTGAAGTTGTCCAAATAGTTGCACTGTTTCCTGTTAAAGTAATTTGGCCTGTACCAAAGCTAATAGCGCGAACATTACTGTTGGATGATGAAAAAGTAATACACTGTAATGTAGCTGTATTTGTGCCTAAATCTAATGTTCCACCTGTTAATGTATAAGAACCACCTGATGTAGTTGTTCCAGCAGATAATTGTACTGTACCGCCTACGCCGTTTTGACTAATTGCGTTTAAAGTCTTTCCAGCAGAAGTAATTACTTGTGTTCCTGATGTAGCTGCAAAAGTCCAAAGACCAGGACCTGCGGTAAAAGTCATTCCAGATACCAGAGTTAATGAGCCATAGAATGTGCAATTTGCTGTTGATGGGGCCCAAGTCCCTGTAAAGCCAGTAAAGTTTAAAGATTTAACAAATGAACCTGTAGTTAAAGTAAGAGCATAAGTGCCCGTAGTAAAGTTAAAATTAAATGCATTAGCTTCTGTACCGCCTGTAGTGTGAGCTGTAACTGTAGTAGCAGTAGCGCTATTGTTTGAAATATTTACAGTTGGGGTACCAGTATAAGTAAGCCCTGTAGATGTAGCTGTTGTAAATGCAGTACCAGAGCCAGTAGTAGTGATAGCGCCAGTGCCAAATGTAATAGACCGAGTAATAGCACTAGATGAGTTAAATAATCCACAAGATAAAGTAAAGTTACCAGTAGTAGCGCCTGTTAAATCTAATGTACCTGCAGTAACAGGTAAAAAGCTAAATGTTTTAGTATTTGCTATTGTTGTGTTGGCAGTAATAGAAAGTGTTCCAGAAGTTGTTGGTATATAACTTACTGATGCCCCAAACGATACACCTGACGCAATAGATAATGAAGTTGTAAACCCAGTATTATTAATTGAAAGTGTGCCTGTGTATCCACTCCATGAACCTGATGTAATATTAATAGCGCCAGCTGCGCCCGCGCCTGAAATTGTTAGTGTAGATGATCCTGAGAATACTAATGATGCACTTGCTGCCGTACACGTAATAAATGCACAGGCTGCGGTTGCAGCTATAGTAACTGTACCTGTAC